GATCGCCGGCGCCGGCGATCGCGACGGCGACCGCGGCGGATCCGGTCACGGCTCTGGGGCCCGTGGCGCGCACGCCAGCGCCCGCGAGCGCGAGCGCGACCGCAGCCGCGCCGACGCTCATGCTCGGTCCGGTCGCTCGCACCCCGGCTCCAGCTATCGCCGTGGCGACGGCGTTCGAGCCCTCGATCGCGATTGGCGCGGTGGCCCGCACGCCGCCGCCCGCGATCGCGCTGGCGACCGCCGCCGACATCGTGACCGCCGCAGCGCAGGAGCGCACACCCGCCCCCGCGATCGCGTGGGCACGCGCAGCGTCGCCCGCCTACTCCGTGGGGCATCCACGGCATACGCCGCGGCCGCCGACCGGGCGTGGGGTGTATCCGGTGGGCTGGTGGTTTCGCCACCGGAAGCCGTGGCCGTGGTGGCGACCGCGTTGACAAGCGTCGCTGCCCCGTGATCCCGGGTGATCTGTGGCCACGACCTGGACGCAGGCCGACATCGACACGCTGCGCGCGGCGATCGCGTCGGGCGTGATGTCGGTGAGCTACGCGGGACCACCGCAGCGGTCGGTCACGTACCAGAGCCTCGACGCGATGCGCGCGGTGCTCGCCGAGATGATCCGCGACGTCAGCGGCGCGACGTCGTACCGCCGCGTGCAGTTCCTCCGCGGGTTCCGCGATGGGTAGCTTTCGGCTCTCGTGGTGGGACCGCGTCCTCATGGGGATCGCGCCCGGATGGGGCATGCGCCGGCTGCAGGCCCGCGCGTCGGCGGCGCTGCTCGCGCGCCACTACGACGCCGCGGCGGTCGGCCGGCGGACGGCGGGCTGGCACCGGCACGCGTCCGACGCCAATGCCGCGGCGGCGCCGTCGCTTGTGTCGCTGCGCGAGTTGTCGCGCGACCTGCGCCGAAACAACGGCTGGGCTCGGCGTGCGATCCGGGTCATCGGCGTGAACACCGTCGGCTGGGGGATCGTCGGCAAGCCGGTCGGGCTCGAGGCCGCGTTCGCCGAGCGCGTGCGCGAGGTATGGCGGGCGTGGGCGGACTCGGCGCGCTGCGACTACGACGGGCGCATGCCGTTCGCCGGGCTGCAGCGGCTCGTCATGGAGACGATCGTGGAGTCGGGCGAGGCGCTGGTCGTGCGCGAGGCCGCGAACTCGAGCGATGGGTTGCCGGTGCCGGTCCGCATCCGCGTGCTCGAGCCGGACTACCTCGACGTCCTGCGCGATGGCCAGCCAGGCGAGAGCGGTCCGATCATTCAGGGCGTCGAGCTCGACGGGCGCGGCCGCCGGGTCGCGTACTGGCTGCACCGCGAGCATCCGGGCGCGACGTCGCTCGCCGCGCTCACCGGCCGCCGGTTCGAGAGCGAGCGCGTGCCGGCCGCCGACGTGCTGCACGTGTACCAGGTGGAGCGCGCCGGCCAGGTGCGCGGGGTCCCATGGCTCGCGGCCGCGATCGCGAAGCTGCACGACTTCGACGACTACGACGACGCGCGGCTGATGCAATGCAAGATCGCCGCCTGCTTCGGCGCCTTCGTGCAGGACCTCGACGGCGGCGCCGTCCCCCTCGGCGAGCAGCACCCCGACGACGACAAGGTCGAGACGCTCGAGCCGGGGCACATCGAGTACCTGCCGCCGGGAAAGACGGTGAGCTTCGCGCAGCCGCCGAGCGTGACCGATCACGGCCCGTTCACCGTCACGGCGCTGCAGCGGATCGCCGCGACGCTCAACGTCACCTACGAGGACCTGACCGGCGACATGAGCCGGGTGAACTTCTCGAGCGCGCGCATGGGGCGGCTCGCGCACTGGCAGAGCGTGAACGACTGGCGGTGGAATATGCTCGTGCCGCAGCTCTGCGACGGCGTGTGGGGCTGGGTGATGCGCGACGCGGCCATGCTGTACGGCTGGTCGGCGGTTCCCGCCGCGCTGTGGTCGGCGCCGCCGATGCCGATGCTCGAGCCCGACAAGGAGGGCCTCGCGTACCAGCGGCTCGTGCGCGCGGGCGCGATGACGCTCTACGAGATGATCCGCGAGCGCGGCGAGGACCCCGAGGCGCACCTGCTCGAGATCGCGGCCGCCAACCAGCGCCTCGACGAGCTCGGGATCGTGCTCGACTCCGACCCGCGGCGCACGAGCGCGCAGGGCCTCGCGCAGCAGGGAGACGCGACCGGCGGCAACACCGGTGGCGAGGGCGGGGGCGAGAGCGCTTGACAAGCCTTTGCCGCCGTGATCCCGGGGTTCGGTGCATGGCACGGAAGCCGGCGAAGAACGAGCGCAGCGTCACCCGGGACCTCGAGCCCCTCATGTTCCGGGCGGCGGTCGCTCCGGCGAGCCTGAACGAGGACAAGCGGACCGTCGATCTCATCTGGACCACCGGCGCCAAGGTCCTGCGGTCGCCCTGGTTCGGCGAGCGCTACTACGAGGAGTTGTCGCTCGACCCGAAGCACGTGCGACTCGGCCGGCTCGAAAACGGCGCCCCGCTGCTCGACGCGCACAACGCGTATAGCACCAGCGCCGTGATCGGCGTCGTCGAGGGCGTCGAGCTCAAGGCCAAGAGCGGGCGCGCCACCGTGCGGTTCGGCACCGACGAGGAGTCCGAGCGGATCTGGCAGAAGGTCCGCGAAGGGATCCTCCGGCAGGTGTCGGTCGGCTACACGGTGCACCGCTACGAGAAGATCGAGGACGCGAGCGAGAAGATCCCGACGTTCCGGGCCGTCGACTGGGAGCCGATGGAGCTGTCGATGGTGCCGATCGGTGCCGACGCCGGCGCCGCCGTGCGCGCGGACGCGCCGCGCACCACTCACCCCTGCGAGTTCGTCACGTACGAGGAGCGCACCATGGCGAAGAAGATCGACCCGAACGACATCACGCCGGCCGAGACGGAGCAGCACGACACGCCGGCGGCCGCGGACGCCGACCAGGTCAAGGCCGAGGAGCGCGCGCGCATCGTCGAGGTGCAGCGTGTCGGTGGGGCTCTCGGGCTGTCGGTCGAGCTCGTGCGCAAGCATGTCGAGGCGGGCACGTCGATCGACGCGTTCCGCAAGATCGCCTTCGACGAGTACGAGCGCGCCAAGAAGCCGGTCGTCGAGGACACGGCGCGGCCGTTTGTCGTCGCCGGCGAGGACGCCAAGGACAAGTTCCAGCGCGCCGCTGGCGATTGGCTCCTGCGCCGCGCAGCGGTCGCGGACGTCGTGACCGCGGCCGCGAAGGCGCGCGGCGAGACGGTGCAGGTCGGCGACGGCGGGGACTGCCGCGGCCTGGGCCTGCTCGAGCTGGCGCGCCGCTGCCTCGAGCTCGCGGGCGTGAGCACCCGCGGCATGGACAAGATGACCCTGTCCGCGCACGCCCTCGGCCAGCGCGGGGCGGGTTACGCCGCCACGGGCGACTTCCCGGTGCTGCTCGAGAACACGCTCCACAAGGTGCTGCTCGCGGCGTACGGGACGACCCCGGACACCTGGTCGCGCTTCTGCGCGGTCGGTCAGGTCAGCGACTTCCGCGCGCACCCGCGCTACCGGATGGGCACGTTCGGCTCGCTCGACAAGGTCAACGAGCACGGCGAGTTCAAGAACAAGTCCATCCCGGACGCGCGCAAGGAGTCGATCACCGCCCAGACGCGCGGGAACATCATCGGGATCACGCGGCAGGCACTCGTCAACGACGACATGGGCGCGTTCTCGCGGCTCGCCACGATGCTCGGGCGCGCGGCGCGGCTGTCGATCGAGGTCGACGTGTACGACACGCTCAAGCTCAACGCGGGGCTCGGCCCCCTGATGGGCGACGGCGTGGCGCTGTTCGACGCCACCCACGGCAACGTCGGCGCCGGCGCCGCGCTGTCCATGGCGGCGGTCGAGGCCGACCGCGTCGTGATGGGGTCGCAGACCGACGACAGCGGCAACGAGATCCTCGACCTGCGGCCGGAGATCCTCGTCATCCCGATCGGGCTCGGCGGCAACGCGCGGACGATCAACGACGCGCAGTACGACCCCGACACCGCGAACAAGCTGCAGAAGCCCAACGTGGTGCGCGGCCTGTACCGCGACATCGTCGACACCGCCCGCCTGACCGGCACGCGGCGGTACTCGTTCGCGAACCCGATGATCGCCTCGGTCCTCGAGGTCGCGTTCCTCGACGGGCAGCAGACGCCGTTCCTCGAGATGCAGAACGGCTGGCGGATCGACGGCGTCGAGTGGAAGGCGCGCCTCGACTACGCCGTCGGCGGCATCGACTACCGCGGCGCCGTGACCGACGCCGGCGCGTAATCGCAACACCCAGGAGACACCGAGATGAACAACTACATCCAGCCCGGCGCGGTCCTCACCCTCACGGCTCCGGTCGGCGGCGTGGTGAGCGGTCGGCTCTACCTGATCGCGGGCCTCGCCGTCATCGCGACGAACGACGCGGCGGCCGCGGCCGAGTTCGAGGGCATGTTCCTCGGCGTCGTGTCGCTCGCGAAAGCGTCCGGCGCGTGGACCGAGGGGCAGTCGGTCTACTGGGACGCGGCGAACAACCGGTGTGCCCTCGATCCGACCGTCGGCGCCTACGTCGGCGCGGCGGCCGACGCGGCGGCCAGCGGCGACGCGACGGGCAAGGTGCGGCTCAACGGCATCTCCGGCGCGGGCCCGGGCGCGCTGAACGTGCGCCGGCGGTTCACGGTCGCCGAGGTCAACGCGGGCGCGACGCTCCTCGCGGCGATGGCGGGACGGAAGATCCGCATGATCGACGCGATCATGATCGCCGTGGGCGGGGCCGCGACCGCGGTCACCACGGTGGACATCCTCGCGACGCTCTCCAGCTCGCGCAAGCTCGTCGCGGCCGCGCAGGCGGGCCTCACGCAGAGCACGGTCGTCCGCGCCGGCGACGCCACGGGCGCCGTCCTGGCGGACGGTGCGTCGTTCACCGCGAACGATGCCAACACGGCCGTGACGGTCGGCAAGACCGGCGCGAACGTCGCCACCGCCACCCACATCGACGTCATCTTCTCCTTCGCGCTCGACACGTAACGGAGCCGCCGTTGGGCTTCGATGACCTCGTGGCCCGAGTCGACTCCGCGGTCCGGGCGCACCTGGGTAGCGTGGAGGTCACCTACACGCCGGCCGTGGGCGCCGCGGCGACGCTCGATGGCCTCTTCGACGCGAACTACGTCCTCGTGCAGCGCGACGACGACCGCGGCAGCGTCGAGACGACCGCCCCGGCGGTCTGGGTCAAGGTCGCCGACCTGCCGGTGCACCCCGACGCCGACAACCCCGACGTCGCCACCGTGGTCATCGCCGGCGTCTCGTACCGCGTGCGCGAGCGCAAGCCGGACGGCATGGGGCACATGGTGCTCGTGCTGCGCCGCGTGATCCCGGCGGGGCCCTGACGTGCACCAGCGCACGGCCATCCGCACCTTCGTCCGCGACCTGCTGAAGAACGGCGGGACGGCGGCGGGGACGCGCGTGCACAAGTTCCAGGTCGATCCGCGGCGTCTGAACCAGTTGCCCGCGCTGTCGGTGTACATCCTCGAGGAGGCGGTCGAGGACGACTCGAAGACGACCGCGCCGCGCGAGCTCGAGCGCCGCGCGCCGCTGGTCATCGAGGGATGGGTCGGCGAGCAGGAGGGCACCGACATCGACGACGCGCTCGACGCGCTCGCGCTCGAGGTCGAGACGCTCATGCACGCCGACCCCTACCTCGGCGGGACGGTGGGCGCCGCCGGCGCCGTCCTCGAGGACACGGCGATCGCCGTCCTCGAGCAGGGCGATCGCCGGCTGGGCATGGTGGCTCTCGTCTACGGCGTCACGTACTACACGCTCGCGCCCGAGCCGCCGGCGGACGACGACCTCGACGACTTCCTCACCGTCGAGGCCACGCACAACCCGGGCGGCGAGGTGCACGAGGACGACCAGGACGTGGACGAGTTCCCGGTGCGCCCGCTGATGCCGACGACCGTCGCCGAGTTCGAAGCACTGGGGTGGCCGGTGCCCGAGGTCGCCGTCCGGTTCGACGGCGTCGCCGAGCGCCTCGTGGACGGGATCCGCGGCGCGCTCTTCGATCCGGTCGCCACGCCGGTCTACGGCGTTCCGGTCGCCGAGCTGCCCGGGCGCACCGCGATCCGCTTCGACTCCTTCGGCGACGGCTACGAGGCGCTCGATGCGGGCCTGCTCAACGCGGACGCCAATGACTCGGTGCGCGCGCTGGCGATTCTGCGCACGGCCGGCGATCCGGGAACGCTCACGCGAGTCTGGGGCAAGTTCGATGGGGCGGCTGGATGGGAGCTCGGCTACGGCAGCGCGTTCGCCTCGCTCTGGTGGGGCGCGCAAAGTGGCGGCTTTCAGTTCAGGCAACTCGGCAATAGCTACAGCAATCGACTGGTGGTCATGCTCGGGAGCGCGAACAAGGCCACGGCGGTGAACAGCCTGCGCGCGTGGGCGGCCGCCTACGGCGTGCAGTTCGACAGCGGCGCTCTGTCCGACGCCGGCAGCTACGTCAACAGCAAGCCGCTCAGCGCCGGCGGCGAGGGCCAGAACCTCGGCGGCACGTCACTGCTCTACGCGGCGGCATGGCGCGGCACGCCCGCCGAGACGATGACCGACACCGCGCTGCTCAACGCGGTCCTCGCGCACCTGGGCCTCGTCTGAAGGCGGGCCGGTTGACAGCCCGCTCGGATCGTGATCCCGGGGTCCCATGGTGACGCCTCGCCAGCTGCACGTTCGGCCCGCGATTCCTGGCGCTGTGATCCGTGACCCGCGCACCCGGCGCCCGCTGCCTGACGACGGCGGCCGCGTGCCGGACTCGACCTTCTGGAACCGGCGGCTTCTCGCCGGCGAGGTCGTCGAGGTGACGGCGGAGCCGACGCCCGCAGCGCCGCCGCGGCGGACGCGCACGATCCCGACGGAGGAGTGACCGATGTCGATCAGCTTCAACGAGATCCCGAGCACCCTCCGCGTCCCGTGGGTCGCGGTCGAGTTCGACGCGTCGCAGGCGCAGCAGGGCCCCGCGCTGCTCGCGTACCGCGGCATCATCATCGGCCAGAAGACGGCCGCGGGGACCGCCGCGGCGAACACTCTCCACAAGGTGTCGCGCGTCGAGGACGTGATCGCGCTCGCCGGTCGCGGCTCCATGCTGCATCGCCAGGCGGTCGCGTGGTTCGCCGCGAACAAGTCGACGGAAGTCTGGATCGGCGTCCTCGCCGACGACGGAGGTGGCGTCGCGAACGTCCGCACGATCACCGTGACCGGGCCCGCCACCGCGGATGGCACGATCGCGCTCTACCTCGGCGGCCGCCGGATCACCGTCGGCGTCTCGAACGGAGACGTGCAGAACGACATCGCCGCGGCCATCCAGGCCGCGATCGCCGCCGATCTCGATCTGCCGGTCACGGCGACCGTCGCGACGAACGTCGTCACGGTGACCTTCCGGCACAAGGGCCTCGTCGGCAACGATTACGACATCCGCGACAGCTACCGCGACGGCGAGGCGTTGCCCGCCGGCGTGGCGCTGGCCTACGCGCAGACGGTCGCCGGCACGACCAACCCGACGCTCACCACGCTCATCGCGGCGATGGGGGAGATCTGGTTCCACGTCTGGACGCACCCCTACACCGACGCGACGAGCCTCACCGCGATCGAGAACGAGCTCGCGAGCCGCTCGGGTCCGATGCGGATGATCGACGGCGTCGCGGTCACGTCGGCCGCCGGGACGTTCTCGGCGCTCACGACGCTCGGCGCCGGGCGCAACAGCAAGCACTCGGTCATCCTGGGCCAGCCGGGGATCAACCCGCTCACGCCGCCGATGGAGTTCGGGGCCGAGGGCGCGGGCATCCTGGCGCTCTACGCGGCGCAGGACCCGGCGCGCCCGCTGCAGACGCTGCGGATGACGCACGCGCTGCCCGTCGTGCAGACCGACGAGTTCACGCCGGATGAGCGCAACCTGATGCTGTTCGACGGCATCGCGACCACGCTGGTCGCCGCCGGCGGCGTCGTGCAGCTCGAGCGCATGATCACGACGTACCAGAAGAACGCGGCCGGCGCCGACGACGTCGCGTACCTCGACGTCATGACGCCGCTCACGCTGCTCTACCTGCGCTACAGCTTCCGGGTGCAGATCCAGACGAAGTACCCGCGCCACAAGCTGGCCAACGATGGCACGCGGTTCGGGCCCGGCCAGGCGATCATGACGCCGAAGCTGGGCAAAGCCGAGGCGATCTCGTGGTTCCGCGACATGGAGGAGCTCGGCCTGGTCGAGGGATTCGATCAGTTCAAGCGCGACTTGGTGGTCCAGCGCAACGTGCAGAACACCAATCGCCTCGACGTGCTGCTGCCGCCGGACCTCATCAACCAGCTCATGATCACGGCGGCGCAGATCCAGTTCCGCCTCTGAGCATGGCCATCGTCGACGGCAAGATCAGGTGTCCAGCGTGCGGCGAAGCGAAGCCGCTGGACAGCTTTGCGCCGTCGGCCGTGCAAAAGGGATCGGGAAAATGTCGGCCGTGCTGGAACGTCTACGTGCGCAACTGGTACCGGAGCAATCCCGAGAGACACCGGGAAGGCTACGAGCGGTGGAAGTCCCGGATCACGCCCGAGGAGATGCGTGAGCGGAACCAGCGAACGCGCGAACGCGCACGCGGCAACGGGGCGCGACATGGCTACATCATCAAGAGCAAATACGGCCTCTCGCGCGATGAGTACGAGCGCCTGCGCGCGGCGCAGGGGGGGCTGTGTGCGATCTGCCAGGATGCCCCGGACAAGGGGAAGCGCCTCTACGTCGATCACGACCATGCCAGCGACTCGGTGCGGGGGCTGCTTTGCCAGCGTTGCAACACCGGGTTGGGCATGTTCCGGGATGATCCCGAGAGGATGCAGCGGGCGATCGCCTACGTGCAGACGCGGCGCCTGCGAGCGCTGCCACGCGTGAGGATCAATCTTCTCCGAGGAGGAAGCCATGTCGCAGCGTAGAGCGGGGCTGATCCAGGTCCAGATCGACGGCGAGATTTTCGACGCGAAAGGGAATTGGACCTACAATTTGGGCCGCCCCATGCGCGAGGCGATCGTCGGCGCCGACGTGGTCCACGGGTTCAAGGAGACCCCGCAGCCGGCGTATATCGAGGGCGAGATCACCGACCGCGGGACCCTCGACCTCGCCAAGCTCGTCGCCACCGTCGAGGCGACCGTCACGCTCACGCTCGCGAACGGCAAGATGGTCGTGCTGCGCAAGGCGTGGTTCGCCGGCGAGGGCACGGGCAACACCGAGGAGGCGAACATCGCGGTCCGCTTCGAGGGCCTCGGCGCCGAAGAGGTCAACTGACCATGTCGGACCCGAGGACGGTCAAGCTGCGCGTGCCGATCCAGTTCGGCTCCGAGACGATCGAGGAGCTCGCCATCCGGCGGCCGAAGGCCAAGGACCTGCGCCGGCTGTCGCTCAAGGACGGAGCCGAGCTCGACATGGTGCTCACGCTGACGTCCCGCCTCACGGGCCAGCCCGACGGCGTCATCGATCAGCTCGAGGGCGCCGACCTCGTGGAGGTGCTCGAGATCGTCGCGGGTTTTTTGCCGTCTGGCCCCCGGACTGGGAGCGCGGAGTAGCGTTTCTCGCGGCCACGTTTCACTTCGGGGTCGCCGAGCTCTGGGACATGACGATCGACGACTTCGACTTCTGGCTCGACCAGGCGCTGTGGGTGCACGAGCGTGGCCCGCGGTAAGGAATTCCCTCTCTCGATCGTCCTGCGGACGGTCGACCGCGCGACGGCCGGGCTCTCGCGCTTCAAGGCGCAGCTGCAGGGGATCACCGCCCCCGTCCGCAATCTAAGCAACCGGCTGCGCGCGATCGGCACGGCGGCCGGGTTCCCCGAGCTCGTCGCCGGCTTCCGGGGCGTCGGCTCGGCGGCGCTGGGGCTGGCGCGCTCGGTCGGGGCGATCGCCGTGGCCGCCGGCCTGGGCGTCGCGGGGCTCAAGAGCCTCATCGACCACGGCGACAAGCTGGCCAAGACGGCCGACCAGCTCGGGATCGGCATCGACGCGCTATCGCAGCTCCGCTTCGCCGCGCAGCAGTCGGGCGTCGAGGACTTCGACGGCGCGATGGAGCAGCTCTCCAAGAGGATGGGCGAGCTCAAGAGCGGCTCCGGCGAGCTGAACAGCCTCATGGGCGACGTGGCGCCGAACCTCCGCAAGCAACTCGCCGGCGCCAAGGACGCCGAGGAAGGGCTCTCGATCCTCGCCGACGCGATGACGAAGATCGAAGACCCGACGAAGCGGGCCAGACTCGCGACCGCGGCCTTCGGGCGCTCCGGCATGGACCTCATCCTCATGCTGCAGCTCGGCAGCGCCGGCATCGACAAGCTGAAGCAGGAAGCCCTCAAGCTAGAGGGCCCGCAAGCGCGGGCGGCTCGCCAGTCCGATGAGCTGGGCGACGCGATGGGGCGCGTGACGACGGCGGCCGGTGGTTGGCGCGCGGCGCTGATCGAGGGCATCGGGCCGTCGCTCACCGACCTCGCGAACCGGCTCGCCCAGTTCGTCGCGGCGAACCGCGAGGCGATCGCTGCCTGGGCGATCGACTTCGGCAAGAAGCTCCCCGGGCGGATCGACGCGTTCATCAAGGCCGTGAAGCGGATCGGTCAGGCGATCAAACCCGTCTGGGACGCGATCGGCGGCGCTTCGGGCGCCGTGAAGATCCTAGCGGCGCTCCTGGCCGGGAAGCTCGTCATGGCGTTCGTGACGCTCGGGCGGGCGATGCTGACGACGCCCTTCGGCCTGTTCGTCACCGCGATCTCCGTGATCGTCCTTGCCGTGCAGCACTTCTGGGATGAGCTGGCGGACTTCGGGCTCTGGATCGCCGAGGTCTTCGGCACGATCTTCGGCCCGCTGTGGGATGGGATCGTCGGCGTCTTCAGGTTTGGGCTGACGATCGTCAGGGGGATCCTCAAGGCGATCACCTTCGCGGTGGAAAAGGCCGTCGAGGCGGTCAAATTCCTGGCCGATCTGCTCGCCAGCACGCAGGGGACGGAGTTCCTGAAGAAGCAGGGGCGGGGCGCGATCGAGGATTTCATCGCTTCGCGGCGTGGTCCGCTCGAGCTGTCGCCGCGACAGCTGGCCGGCGCGGGTACAGGGTTCAGCGCCGGCGCGCCGACGCCGACGGTGGTCAAGCTCGACATCACGGGCGCGCCGCGCGGTTCTCGCGCCGAGGTGAAGCCGGGCTCCGGTGACGTCGATCTGTCGATGGGCTACACGCTGGGGACGCCGTGAGCTGGCGCGACGAGCTACGGCGCGTGACGATGCCCGACGGGCGCAAGCTCGTCGGGGCCTCGTTTCGCGGCGCGCCGTTTTTCGTCGAGGTGTCCGACCGCACCGGCGGCCGCCGCACCGTCGTCCACGAGTTCCCGCAGCGCGACGATCCGTACGTCGAGGACCTCGGCCGCTTGCCGCGGACGTTTCGCCTCGAGGGCTACGTCGTGGGCCCCGACTACCTCGCCCAGCGCGACGCGCTGCTCGCGGCGCTCGAGGACGAGGCCGGCCCGGGCGAGCTCGTCCACCCGTACTACGGGACGGTCCGCGCCGTGTGCACGAGCCTGGTCACGCGCGAGACGCGCGCGGACGGGGGGCACGCCGTCTTCCAGCTCGACTTCCAGGTCGTGCCGGCGGTCGCGCCCGCGCCGGTGGATGCGCCGGACCTACCCGCGCAGGTCGCCGGCGCCGCCGATGCCGCCGGCCTGGCGGTGACGACCGAGCTCGAGCAGAGCTACGAGGTCGACGGACAGCCGTCGTTCGCGCTGCAGAGCCTGGCGGACGAGTACTCGGCCTTCGTCGACGGCCTGGAGGCCGAGCTCGCGCCGCTGGCCGAGGCCACGCAGGAGGCGGCGGCGCTCCAGGCCGACATCCTCATCCTGCGATCGGCGACGACGTCGCTGGTCAAGAAGCCGGGTGACATGACGGGCTCGCTGCTGGCCGTCCTCGAGGACCTCGCCGACACCATCGTGGAGACGCCGCGCGCCGTCGCGCTCGCGCTCGCCGAGGTGTACGCGGATCTCGGGGCGGTCCCCGCGGCACTGGGCATCACCGCGACGCGGGTGCTCGAGCGCGCGAATCAGCTCGCGCTAGTCGCCGGGCTGCGGCGGATGCTGGCAATCGAGGCCGCGCGCCTGCTGCCGCTCGTGCGCTACGAGACGCTCGACGACGCGACGGCTGACGCAGCCGCGATCGCCGCGCTGCTCGACGACCAGGCCGCCGCAGCGACGAGCTCCTACCCCGATCTCGTCGAGCTGCGCGCGCAGCTTCGCCGCGCGGTCCCGGGCGACCAGGTCCTCGCCCGGCTGATCACGGTCGAGCGGCCGGTCGCCGTGCCGTCGATCCTGCTCGCGTACCAGCTGTACGGCTCCACGGCGCGCGAGGGCGACCTGGTCGCGCGCAACCGCGTCCGGCATCCCGGCTTCGTGGTCGGGACGCTGCAGGCGATCTCCGATGGGTGAGGTGCAGCTGCTCGTCGACGGCCGACGCTACGGCGGCTGGACGTCGGTGCGGATCACGCAGTCCGTCGAGACGATCGCCGGCTCGTTCTCCCTGGACGTGACGGACCGCTGGACCGAAGCGGGGCTGCCCTGGCCGATCCGCGAGGAGGACCCGTGCCAGGTTCTGCTCGACGGCGAGGTCGTGATCGACGGCTACGTCGACCGCCGCCATCCGTCGTTCGACGCGCAGCAGCGCGCCGTCGCGATCACCGGCCGCGACCGCGCAGCGATCCTGGTGGACAGCTCGGCCGTGCTCGATCGCTGGTCGTTCCGCAATGCCAGCGTGCTCGACGTCGCCCGCAAGGTCTGCGAGCCGTTCGGGATCGGGGTGACGCTGCAGGCCGGGCTCACGCTGCCCGCGCCGCCGCGCAAGATGGCGGTCAATCCGGGCGACACGGCGTACGCCGTGATCGAGCGCGCGGCCGCGGCCGCCGGCGTCCTGGTCGTGAGCGACGGCGCCGGCGGCATCATGATCACGCGCGCGGGAACGGTTCGAGCGGCTCCGCTCGTCGAGGGCGGCAACCTGCTCGCCGGCGAGCTCGAGTACAACGCGGAGGAGCGCTACGGGCGCTACGTCGTCGTCACGCAGAGCGCTGGCACCGACAACGCGTCCGGCGGGGCAACCCGCGTGCGCGCCGAGGCCGTCGACGAGGGCGTGCGGCGCGCCGAGCGCGTGCTGCTGGTGCGGCCGGAGAACGGCATCACGACCGACTACGCCCGCCAGCGCGCCGATTGGGAGGCCCGCGTCCGCGCCGCGCGCGCGGAGACGGCGCGCGTCTCCGTGCAGGGCTGGAAACAGCCGAACGGCGCGCGCTGGCCGATCAACGCGCTGGCCGCCGTCCGGTCGCCCACCCTCGGCGTGAACGGTGACCTCCTGATCGCGCAGGTGGACTATTCGCTCTCCGCGGCCGGCGAGGTCACGCAGTTGTCGCTCGTGCGCCCGGACGCGTACACGCCCGAGCCGGCGGCGAAGGTCCGAAAGTCCAAGGGCGAGCGCTGGAAGGAGCTCGGGTAACGTGGGGCTCGACCGGGATCTGATCGCCCAGCTGCGCCACCTGCTGCGGCCGCTGGCGAACCGCGTGGCCAACTCGATCGCGCGCGCGGTCGTGCAGCTGGCTGACGACGACAAGAAGCTGCAGCTCGTCCAGCTCGGTGTCCTGGCCGGTGAGACGATCGACGACGGCGAGCGCTTCGCCGAGTACGGCTTCACCTCGGTGCCGCTGCCGGGCGCCGAGGCCGTCGTCGTGTTCCCCAACGGCGACCGCGCGCACCCGCTCGTGATCGCGGTGGACGACCGCCGGTACCGGCCGACGGGCGAGGCGCCGGGGACCGTGATCATGTACGGCCACGCCGGGCAGCGGATCCGGTGCCTGCCCGACGGCGACATCGAGGTGATTCCCGGGGGCAGCGGCGAGGTGCGGATCGGCACGACGTCGGCCGCCGATCCCATCGCGCGCAAGAGCGATATCGACGCGATCGAGACGGCGATCACGAACGCCGCGGTCATCGCGGGCGACGGCGGCGCCGCGCTGAAGGCCAACATCCTGGCGTCCTGGCCGGGCCCGGTCGGTTCGGCGAAGGCACGAGTGGATTGACCAGGGGCCGCGGCGCCTGGCTTGACAGCGGCGCGCAGCGCGTGATCCCCAACGGTGGGTGCCGAGCGAGGCGCGCCGAGCCAGGATCCGTAGGGCCCAGTTGGGGGCGGGTTAGGAGCCCATGCCTTTCAGCCGCCCGACGCTCGCCGACCTCGTCACGCGCATCCGCGCCGACTTCCGCAGTCGGCTCGGAATCACGGGGCAGCTCCTGCGGCGCGCAATGGCCGACGTCCTCGCCGCCACGTGGGCGGGCGCGACGCATCTTCTGCATGGCCACCTCGAGTGGCTCGGGAAGCAGATCTTCCCGGCGACCTCCGAGCGCGAGTTTCTGCTCATCCAGGCGGCGATGTACGGCATCACGCCGACCGCGGCGACCTTCGCCACCGGCACCACGCGCGCGACGGGGGTCAACGGGACGGTGATCCTGGTGGACACCGTGCTCGTGCGCGACGACGGGGTCACCTACAAGACTACGGTCGAGAAGACCATCACGGGCGGCATCGCTGATCTGCCCGTCACGGCCGTGCTGGCCGGCGAGGATGGAAACCTCGCCACCGGCGAGATCCTCACGTTCGAGAGCCCGATCCCGAACGTCGACGCCGACACGACCGTGCAGTCGCCGGGCATCTCCGGCGGCAACGACGAGGAGAGCACCGAGAAGCTGCGTGCTCGGCTCGTGTTGCGCCTGCGCGAGCCGCCGGAGGGCGGCGCCGACCAGGACTACGAGGCGTGGGCGCTCGCCGTCGCCGGCGTCACGCGGGTGTGGGTGTACCGGCACGAAAACGGGCTGGGGACGGTCGTGGTGCGGTTCGTGCGGGACGACGAATCGCCGATCTTCCCGGACGCCGGCGAGGTGACGGCGGTGCAGGGCGCGATCGACGCCGAGCGGCCGACGACCGCCGAGGTGACGGTCGTGGCGCCCACCGCCGAGACGGTCAACTTTACGATCTCGATCACGCCCGACACCTCGGCGATCCGCAACGCCGTGCAGGCCGAGCTCGAGGACCTGTTCGCGCGCGACGGCGAGCCGGGCGACGGCGCCGGCCGCGGCACGATCTTCCTGTCGCGCATGCAGGTCGCGATCGGCGTCGCCACCGGCGTCGAGGACTTCGATCTCACCGTGCCGGCCGCCGACGTCGTGCCCGCGCTTGGCAAGCTCCCCGTCGTCGGAACGATCACCTGGACGTAACCCCATGCCCAACTACATCTACGACGACACCGCGATCCCGTTTCCGAAGGCCGATCTGGCCGGCGTGCCCGCCGGCGCCGATCCGACCAAGTACGTCGACGCCGACGACTGGAACGCCGTGTGCCAGGCGCTCGACGACGTCAAAACCGTGCTGCGCGACGGCAACGCGGTACACGTCGAGGGCACAACGTCCTACCAGATGCTCGAGACCGACCGCTATATCCGGATGACGCAGAACAGCTCGACGCTGACTCTGGTCGCGGCGCCGCTCGACGGCAAGCCCGCCCGGATCAAGAACGCCTCGGGCAACGCGCTGACCGTGGCGGCCGGCGCCGGCGACACGACGGACGTCACGTCGATCGCGTCGGGGGCCATCAAGGAGCTGATCTACCGCGCGGCGACGAAGGTCTGGGAAGACTGGACGCTGTGACGCGGCCGTGGATCATTGGCGGTCCCGCGTATCGGCGCCAGCTCGCGGCCGAGCACGCGGTCTCTGTGGCCGAGCTGTCCTGGCTGTGCGGCGCCCACGGCCAGCCGCTTTCATACGGGTACCTGCACGGATGCCCGCCCGAGCAGCCGCGCAACGTGCTCTTCGAGCGGGCGCTCGCGTCGCCGACGTCGGTCCTGATCTGGCTCGACTCGGACTGTTTCCTCCCCGACGTGCACTCAGTGTATCGCCTCGCGACGCTGCTCACCGAGCGCCTCGATCCGTTCGTCGGCGGGCCCTACGTCCTGGGCGACGGCGAACGCTGCTCGATCGCCGACGAGGGCTCGGGCTGGCGCCCCGTGGCGGCGATCGCCGAGCTCGCCGCACGCGGTGAGCCCGAGCGCGTCCACGCGATGGGCCTGGGCCTGGCGCTGTTCAACCTCGACCGGTATCGCGGGGGGTGGACGTCGGCGCCCTGGTTCCGGACACAATGGGCCGGCGGCACCCTCGAGAGCGAGGATCACTGGCACACCTCGCAGCTGCTCGAGCGGTTCGGTGCGCAGGCGCTGGCGTGGCATCGACCGATCGTCGAGCACCTGGTGGGGGCGCGGTAGCCGATGCCGCTCGCGTCACCGCTCGCGCTGGGCCTGGGCGCCGGCATCGGGTACCGATTCAGCGCCGCCGCCTACGGGCGCATGCTGCGCGGCCTGCTGCCCCCAGCGCGGTGGAAGCTCGTGCCCGGCGGGATCTTGTACGAGGTCCTTGAGGCCGCCGCCGAAGAGCTCGCGCGCGTGGACGGCCGCGGCATCGATCTGCTCGCCGAGTCCGACCCGCGGCGATCGTCCGACCTCTTGCCCGACTTCGAGGAGATGCTCGAGCTCGCGTCGTCGGGGACGTTCGCCGAGCGGCGCGCGCGTGTAGTGGCTCTCCTGATCCGCCGCCAGCGCGTCCGCCCCGTCGACTACCAGCAGGCGCTCGCGGGGCTACTCGGCCAGGCGCCCGTGGACGTCGTCGTGATCGAGACGAGCCGCGCGGACGCGATCGCGATGCAGGACAACACCGCGATCTACCGTTTCTTCATCTTCCGCGATCCGGCCGAGCCGGGATCCTACGACCTCGCGGCCGCGCAGGACCTGGTCGACCGGATGGCCCACTCGCACACGCGCGGGTACGTGATCGAGAGCGACAACTTCCTGTGCGACGACCCGTACAGCCTCTGCGACCGCGACATCCTGGGGGTGTGACCGATGGCATGGCCGTATAGCAGACTCACCACGTACGCGCCCAACTCGCAGGTCAAAAGTGCGGACCTGAACGCGATCCAGGACTGGATCATCGAGATGAACCGCAAGCACCGCACGACGGCAGCGGATGGCAGCTGGGTGACGACGGGGACGGCGACCAAGCTCGCGACCGGCGAGGTCTCATCGTTTACGGACGGGACCAAGCTGCAGGTCCCGCTCCGCGTGCGCACGGCCGACGTGATCAAGGCAGTCCGCGCCCGGGTCAAGGACGCGGTGGCCACGTCGAGCGTATCCATCGAGGTGTACCGGGTCGTCGATGGCGTCCGCACCTCCCTGGGCTCGGCCACCAGCGCCTCGAGCGGCGCGTGGCAGACGATCACGCGGACGCTCTCGACGCCGGAGACGGTCGCGGACGACCCGACGAAGGTCTACCTCGTCGAGGTGACGTACCGGACGGGCGACGCCTCGACGCAGTACGTGCAGTCGATCGAGGTCGACTGCCTGTAAATCCCGGGCCTCGCCGCCGGCTTGACACCCTGGGCGCCCACGTGATCCCCAGTGGCTGGTCGTGGGCCTCTTCGATCCGCAGCCGCTCGAGGTGACATCCGGCGAGGGCGGGGATTTCGCGCTGCACTTCGCGGACGCGCTCGCCGACCTGGTCGTGCACGACGACGATGTCCTCGGCGACACCGGGCTGCGCACCGCGGTCCTGCTCTCGCTATTCGTCGACCAGCGCGCCCAGGACGACGACGAGCTGCCCGGCGCCGAGGACGACGTCCGCGGCTGGTGGGCCGACGAGTTCGCCGACGTCGAGGGCGACCGGATCGGGTCCAGGCTGTGGCTGCTCGAGCGCTCGACGCTGTCGGCCGCCACGGCGCCCCGGGCCGCCGAGCTGGCGCGCGAGGCGCTGCAGTGGCTGATCGACGACCGCGTCGCCGCGAAGGTCGATGTGGTCGCCGAAGCGGGGCGCGGCGTGCTGGTGCTGGCGCCCACGATTCACCGGCCCGGGCGCGACCCGGTCACGTTCCGGTTCGCGCACGCCTGGGACGGCGAAGCCACCCGCACGGAGGCGACATGATCCGACGCACCCGCATCGTCACGAGCAAGATTCTCGCGTCCGCCGCGGCGCAGAGCCACGCGGCGCCCACGAGCGCCACCGACGGGATCGACCTGTCGAGCTGGAAGCAGGGAGGCAACGGGCTGTACGCGTTCGACGCGGCCGCCCTGCTGCTCGACGAGGCCTCCGGAGCGATCGCGATCGCGGCCGGCGCCTACATCGCCGGCTACATCGCCACACTCGCGGCGTGGTTCCGGATCGCCGATCTGAACGGCGGCGCCGCGATCGCGCTCACGGCGGACGTCGGCTTCGGCCAGCGGGTGATCGACCTCGGGGGCTTCGACCGGGCGGCCGTGGTCGACGCAGGCGACGCCGGCACGCACAAGTACAAGCTCGCCCCGGTCGAAGCGCAGGAGGGCTAGGCCCGCGTGCCCCGCTGGCGCCAGCGCGCGACCGTCGTCGAGCAGCTCGTCGCGCTGCTGCTCCTGGCGGTCTTCCGCACGGCATTCGGCGACTTCGCGCCGCGCCGGCCGTACGAGAACTTCGCGGGCCGCGACTTCGACGACGAGGGCTTCTTCGAGCGCCCGCTCGGCCCGCGGCTGCTGCTCGACCTCGACTGGCGCACCAAGATCGGCGGGCAGGACGACCCGACGACGGCCACGGGGCTCTACCCCGGCCGCACCGCGACCGAGGGCTGGCACTGCGACGAGCCCAGCGGCAACCTCGTCGGCGAGATCGCGGCGAACGCGCTCGTGCCGGCGGGAAGCCCGCTCCAGGGGCGCTCCGCGGTCGGGTTCTGGAACGGGGTCAACCTCTACTCGCGCAGGTGCGTCGAGCTGAAGGACCTGGGTGGCGCCCGGTTCGCGCACGCGAGCAGCTCATTCTTCCCGCTGGGCACCGCATCCTACGGGATCTCGTTCGACGTGAAGATCACGACGCCACCGACATCGGTCGCGCCGATCATCGCGAAGTGGGACAACACGGGCGCGCTCGGGTTTCGGATCTCCGCGGCCGGCGACGGCATGCGGTTCATCGTCGGCGATGGCACATCGCAGTTCCTCGTCGAAGACGGCTCGCTGCCGATCGGCGTGTGGACGCGCTTCGTCCTGATCGTAGACCGTGCGGCGGGGCTGCTGAAGTCCTTCTCCGCGCACGCGGCGGCGTCATCGACCGCGCTCACAAAAACCGGCACGCACGCCAACGCGGCGTTCTTCACGATCGGCGACGATACGTTCTCCGCGTCGGGGCCGGTTCAACTCCGCAACGTGTGGCTCTACGAGGGTGCCCAGATCGAGGGCTTCACGCAGGCCGAGCTGGACGCCTCGTGGCAGCACGGCAAGCAGGCGACGAGCCCGGTGCTCACGACGTACAGCCGCGCGTCACTCGTGGCGCCCATCGTGGGCGACAGCGCTGGCGACGTCGTCGCGAAGTACCGCTCCGGCGAGGTCGCGATGGCGTACCGCAGCGGCTTCGCCCACGCGAGCAAGCTCGGCCTACTTGTCGAGAAGGCCGCGACGAACCTCGCGCTGCGCAGCGAGCAGCTCGACGACGCGGTGTGGGACAAGACGAACAACATCACCGCGACGGCGAACGACGGCGATGCGCCGGACGGGACGCGGACGGCGGACAAGGCGGCAGCGACCGCCGCGAACGGGTACTACCAGCAGGCGATCACCACGACCGCCGCGGCGGCCTACACGTGGAGCGTGTGGCTCAAGCGATCGGGTGGGTCGGACGTCGCCGGCCGACTCGCGATCATGGATGGAGTGACCGAGCTGGCTGGCGCGGACTACGTCGCGACCGACGAGTGGCGGCGCTACACGGTGACGGCGACGGCGGCCGATACGACGACCGAGGGCCGCGTGCGCGTCAACACGAGCGGCGAGGCCGTCCACGTCTGGGGGCACCAGTTCGAGGCCGGCAGCGTGGCGTCGAGTTACATCCCGACGACGAGCGTGGCGGCGACGCGGGCCAAGACGCAGTGCGTTTTGACCAACACGGGCGGCGACAAGTACCTGAAGTCGGTGCGCGGCGAGATCGAGGCGACGTTCGTCATCCCGAACCCCGGCGTCGGCGGGCAGCAGAACATCTTCTCGGCCGAGGACGCCGGGGCCAATGTATTCGACCGCATGAACCTCAACGTCTTCTCGACCACGCAGTACAACATGAACGTCCACGACACCGCGGGCGTGCTCAAGATCAACAAGATCACGCCCGCAGGGCTGAACGGCCCGCTCGTCGTGCGCAACCGCTGGGACTCGGTGAATGAGCTGGCCGAGCACGCCGGGGAGAACTTCGACATTTTCGTCGGCGCGACGCGGTCGGCCGGCAGCGCGGTCACGTGGACCGCGGGCCTCCTCGCGACGTCGCTCAACTTCGGCCAGTTCGTCGGCGGCAGCAACCAGCTCGACGGGATCCTGGCCCGCCTGCGCATCTGGGCCGCGCCGCGGAAGGACGCCGTCTGATGCTCGTCGTCATCGGCGTGCCCCTGGACGCGGACGGCAAGCCGGACCTGCGGCTACCGGCCGGTGTGGAAATCGCGCGGACCGGGCCCGGGATCTTCACCGCGAGCTGGGGCGAGCACGCGCTCACGGCCTTCCACGTCGGCCTGGTCGGCGGGACGCGCTACTTCCTCGCCGCGGCGACGCCTCGGATCGCCGCCGGCCTGGCGCACCTGGGCGCGTCGGTCGTCCGCGCGCGCGACCTGACCGCGGCCCAGCGCGACGCGATCCGCGCGCGCGGGATCCAAGTCATCCGCCGCGTCGGCGACGGCGCGATCGTCGGGCTGGCGCCCAAGGTCGTCCTCGCCGGCCAGCACTCGATCCGCGTCGCGCTCGGCGATGCGCTTGATCCCGGGGAGCAGTACCAGGAGGTCGCGTGAGCGCCTCGAGAGGAGCCTGACCATGGCCGTGCAACTATCGGTAGCGGTACGAAACGCGAAGCTCGACGCCATCGAGACGACGATCGGGACCGCCCCGACGCTGGAGATGCGCTCCGGCGCCCAGCCTGCCAACTGCGCCGCCGCGGACTCGGGCACGCTGCTCGCGTCCATGACGCTGCCCAGCGACTGGATGGCGGCGGCCGCGAGCGGCGCGAAGGCGATCGCGGGGACGTGGCAGGACGCCTCCGCCGACGCGGCCGGGACGATCGGGCACTTCCGCATCAAGGTCGGGGCGACGTGTCACCTGCAGGGCAGCGTCGGCCAGGGAAGCGGTGACCTGCAGGTCGACAACACCAACGTCGCCGTTGGCCAGCAGGTCACGATCACGGCCTTCACGCTGACGGAGGGCAACGCCTGAGCCTGAGATGTCGGCCCCGTCGATACGCGGCTCCACGGCGCCCACGGCGACGCTCGCTCCGACGTCGCCGTCCGCGACGGCGATCGGAGACCTGGTCGTGGTGTGGACGTGGACCCGCGGCGGGGCGGGCGTGCCGACGCACACGCTGCAGAGCGGGTTCACCGAGATTCGGAGCCACAGCCACGACGACGGATCTACGGATGGCCGGCTCTCCTGTGCGTACAAGATCGCGACGGCGGCCGGAGCGACGACCTACCAGGCCTACACCTCGTCCGGCAGCGAGAACGTGTCCGGGATCCTCGTGCTGTCCTCCGGGACGTTCGACTCCGTCGACCGTGAGCCTGCAGCCGAAGATCTGCATGGCGGGGATGTCGCCGCTTCGCGCGGCGCTCGGCAACGCCTACGACTCGGCGCAGACCTACGAGGTGGTCGACTGATGGGCCGCGTCGACGGCAACG